ACCAAGGCCCAATGGGACCTTCGGGTAATTTAGGCGCTCAAGGACCTGTGGGTGTTAAGGGTGATGGGGGACCCCAAGGTGACGCGGGGCCTAAAGGTGCTCAAGGACCTGTGGGTGTTAAAGGTGACCAGGGACCCCAAGGTGATGCAGGGCCTAAAGGTGCTCAAGGTCCCGTAGGTGGACAAGGTGACCAAGGACCCCAAGGACCACAAAGTGTAGCTGCTGCCGGAGGTGATGGTTATACAGGTGGACCACAAGGTGTTATTGGTCCGGTGGGAGACCAAGGACCAAAAGGAGATAGTGGACCCCAAGGAGATGCTGGTCCTAAAGGGGCTCAAGGACCACAAGGTAACCAAGGACCCACAGGAACTCCCGTTGAAACGGGTCCACAAGGAGCTCAAGGTCCACAAGGTAATGTTGGTCCAACTGGTGACGCGGGTCCCAAAGGTGCTCAAGGACCCATTGGTTCAAAAGGAGACCAAGGACCGATTGGAGACCAAAGCCCTAAAGGTGCTCAAGGTTCTCAAGGACCACAAGGTAATCAAGGTCCTAAAGGACCGTCTGGTAACTTGGGCGCTCAAGGACCAAGAGGACCACAAGGTGAACAAGGACCCACAGGCGATACTCCAACTCCGGAACAAAATGGACCACAAGGAGCACAAGGTTTAGCTCCTGGCCCAAAAGGTGATTTTGGTCAAAAAGGTGAAAAGGGAAATCAACTTGAAGGTGGTTACTTTGAGTGGAGTGATACTGACAATAAACTATACTTTAAAGAGTATGGTTGGACTACTGGTGATAGATTATTTGTTGTAGAATTATATCGTTCGGGTTCATTTTAATACATTCAATTCCATATTTATTCTAAAGTTAAAATAGTTTTGTTATGGAAAAGAAATTTATATTCAATCAAGACCCATCACGATTTTCAGCAGACCATACCAATTATTATTGGTTTCAAAACGGATTTACTGCTGAAGAATTGACTACGATTGAACAAATGACTTCTAATTTACCATTTGAAACCTCATGTGTTGGTAAATTAGATAAATCAAGAGTAGAAAACGAATATCGTAAATCATCAATTAAATGGTGTCCCCAAAATGAAGAGTGGGAATGGGTTTACGATAAGCTTGGAACTATGATTTCCGAAGCAAATAATAATATGTGGAAATTTGATTTGACTCACATGAGAGAATCAATTCAATATACCGAATACTATGAAGGTGGTGGTCAGTATGATTGGCATATGGATTGTGGTATTGGTATTCAAGCGCAGCGAAAAGTTTCGGTAACGGTTCAATTATCACATCCTGATGAATATGAAGGTGGTGATTTACAATTTATGTTAGGTGCTGGTCAGATTTGGGCTCCAAGGGTTCAAGGTGCTGCTGTGATTTTCCCATCATTCTTTTTACACCGAGTTACACCCGTAACAAAGGGAACTCGTAAATCGTTTGTTCTTTGGGTTGGTGGAGAACCATATAGATAATCTATGAGAAAAACTAAATTACCATCTGCATTAGTTTATGGATGGGATAAGTTTGGTGAATTCTCCATCCCATCTACACTATCAGAACACGAAGGACTTGTAGAAGATGTGGTGATTTTCTCTTGCGAAGACCATTCTAATTTTTACGTTGATTTTTCAAAATATCAGCCAGATGTAATTATCACATTTGGTGATATAAATGAATATCAATATATTTTAGAAGCATCTGATGAAAACCTTGTAAATACAAAGTGGACTCATATTGATGAAATTTTAAGTGATAAGGAACTTGCAAATAAAGTAGATGAATTGTCTACATATTGGAGTTGTGGTTCAAATCAAAATGTTTTTGGTTCTAAAGACTTACCATTTTTCTCAGCATTTACCGGAACTTACAAAACCGGCGATAGAATTTTTAGAACCTATAATGGTTTAAAAAACCAAACTTATAAAAATTGGGAGTGGATTGTTGTTGATGATTCACCTGAAGATGATTTTGATACTTGGAACAAATTACAAGAAATAGCATCTAAAGACCATAGAGTAAAAATTCATAGAATTACACCAAACACCGGCGGTAATGTTGGTGAGGTTAAACACCGAGCCGCTGTGTTATGTAATGGTGATTGGTTATTGGAATACGACCACGATGATGTAATCGCATCAACATATTTTGAAGAGTGTGTTAAAGCGTCAAAACAATACCCTGACGCTGGATTTATTTTTACCGGTTGTGCTGAACTTTATGAAGATGGTAAACATAAACAATATGGTCCAATTGACCCAACGGGTTATGGTAGGTATGGTTTCAACAACTACACTTGGGCGTATTCATGGCACGAGTGGGTAGAAATTGATGGTAAAAAATATGTTGGTGGATTTGCTCCAAGTATAAACCCCAAAACAATCAGATACAATATGGGTATGCCTAATCACGCAAGAATGTGGCATAGAGATGTATACCATAAAGTTAGAGGTCACAATAGGTATATTTCCGTAGCAGATGATTTTGAATTGATTGTAAAAACATTCTTAACAACACGAATGTTAAAAATTGATAAAATCCTATATATGCAATGGAACAATTATTCAAGCACTGTTGATATGAATTTAACGGATATTAATAGAAGAGCACGAATAATCAGAAACTACTACGATAAAGCTATTCATGAACGAATCCTTGAACTTGGAAAAGAGGATTGGGATTGGGATGAAGAAACCCAAAGTTGTCATCATGCTTGGTGGATAGATAGAAGTAGATATTTTGAAAAAGAACAAGTTTTAAATTACACGGTAAAATAAGGAACAATATGAAAGTTTTGTTTGTAGTTGGATATCAGAAAAAACCATTTAATCCTTTTGTTTGGATTAAAGAGGGAATTGGTGGTTCTGAATATGCTGTTATAAAGTTGGCTCATCAAATGTCAAAGCAGGGTGATGAGGTTATTGTTACAGGTCAAGTATCTCCGTGTGAAGTTGATGGTATTAAATATGTACCATACGAATCGCTTGGAACAAATCAACACTATGATGTTGTAATTGCTACAAATTATATTCACTATATTAATGAACTTGACTCACGAGAAATAACTTTTGATAAGTCTTATTTTTGGATTCATAATAATGAGTATTACGCATATTGGAATGGTCAAATATTAGAGGATTTTGGAAAGGAACACTTACAAAATTCAAGGATGACTAATGTGATTGCTGTATCAGAATATTCTGCAAAAATACTTGAAGAAAAATATCCTGAAATGGTTGGAAAAGTCAGAGTTATTCCAAACGCTATTGACCCTACTGATTGGAATGGAATCCGATTTGATAATAAACAAAAAAACAAATTTGTATACACATCCGCTGCGGATAGAGGTTTAAAAAACTTACTTGAAATCTGGCCGCAGATTCGTGAAGCTAGACCCGAAGCAACTCTTTGGGTAGCAACTCCACCATACGCATTAGATTGGTATGAAGATTATAAGGGGTTTTATGATGGTGTTCATTTTGTGGATAATCTACCACCAAGAGAATTGTATGAGTTGATTGCTTCATCGGAGTATTGGGTATATCCATCTCAATACGATGAAACCTATTGTATTACGGCATTAGAAATGATGATGGGTGAAGTTTCAATCATAACAACGGACACCGGAAATTTAGCAAGTATTATTCCAGCACGAGGAGCTGTGGTTTCTTCAGAAAGTGATGTTGAAACTTTAAAAAAAGAAATTTTAGAAAAACTAAAATTTGTGGAGTCTGATGCTGCTTTTAGAAAGTTTTCAAAAGAAAATGCTAAATCTTTTGTTCTAAAACAAACTTGGGAAAATGTAGAAAAAATTTGGAGAAATCTTATGAACGAAACACAACCCAGCCGCCAAGAACAAACTGATATGTTAGCTTTACATCCTGAATTATACTCTTACAAATATGATAAAATTGGATGGTTAGAAAGATTTGTAACTTACGATGCAAGAATTAGAGAATGGGATTTAATTTCGGATGAACAATTTGATGGATGTTTTACATTTCCATTATTTACGCCTGAATTTTGTAAGATGATTCGTGAAGAAGCAGAACATTCAAAAAAGTGGACTTACAAAAGACACGAATATTATCCAACTACTGATATGTTGTTATCAGAATTAGGATTGGATGAAATTTACTACGAAGTTCTTCAAACCTATGTAATGCAGTTTATAATCTATAAGTTTGGTTTAGAAGGTAGAGGTTGGGACTCATTAAATTCAGAAAACTTTTTGGCAAGATATACACCTGACACCCAAGGTCATCTTTCAATACATCATGATTCTTCCGATTTAACTTGTTTGGTTCAACTATCCGACCTTGATGAATATGAAGGTGGTGGAACTTGGTTTTGGAGACAAAAGAAACTAATAAAAGGTGGTATTGGATATTGCACAGTACACCCTGGAAATATTACTCACAAACACGGAGCTAGACCTGTGAGTAAGGGAAGTCGTTACATCATCGTATCATTTATGAAAAATTTGGAAAGATATTAACCATACTATTTATATATTGAGGTATAAAAAGGAGAGTTAATGGCAATTCAAATTCCAATATGGCCAGGTAGTAGTTCATTTTCTTCAGTATCTGCGTCTTTTTACACAGGTTCATCCACAACTAAACCAACACCATTTGGTTTTTTTGATAGCGATTCAACCTTTAAATCAGATGCTGATAATGTAGCTAATTGGTGCGCAACAAGATTGGGTTATCCAATTGTTGATATTGAATTACAAGATATTAACTTTTTTGCTTGTTTTGAAGAAGCGGCAAACGAATACTCTTCACAAATTAATCAGTATAGGGCAAAGGAAAACCTATTGTCTCTTCAAGGTTCAAGTTTAAGCAATACCCTTGCTAATAAACAACTGAACAATAATATGCAAGGAGTTGTAAACCTCGCAAAAGATTATGGAACTGAAGCTAAAAGTGGTGGTAGATTAACACACTATACCGGTTCATTTACTATGGTAGAGGGCCAGCAAATTTACAATCTAAATGATAGTAGTGTGGTATCACTTGAATCGGGTTCGGTTGCAAATGGACTTACCATTCGTAAAGTATTCCACGAAGCACCACCTGCGATTGTAAGATACTTTGACCCATTTGTTGGAACTGGTCTTGGTTCACAGCAAATGATGGAAACTTTTGGATGGGGTAACTACTCACCCGGTGTATCATTTATGATGCAACCAATGTATGATGATTTGTTAAGATTACAAGCAATTGAGTTCAACGACCAAATTCGTAAATCTCAATACTCATTCCAATTGGTTAATAATCGTATTAAGATTTTCCCACTTCCTGTTTCTGGTGATGCTGGTGTAAAAGTATACTTTGAATACACTTTAGATACTGAAGCCAATAATCCAATTATAGCATCAAATGTGGTAAGTGATTTTTCTAATGTTCCTTTTGAAAGGTTGACATATAGTTCAATCAATTCAGCTGGAAGACAATGGATTACCAAGTATACTCTTGCATTAGCTAAAGAGGTTCTTGGAGCAGTAAGAGCCAAGTTCTCTGCCATTCCAATTCCAGGGGCGGACATCACATTAGATGGTGGTGACCTTCGTAACGAAGCTGCTGCTGAAAAAGAAGCATTGTTGACCCAACTTAAAGAAATGTTGGAAGCAACATCCAAAAAAGCATTGATGGAAGCCAAACGAGATGAGGCTGAATTCCTTGAATCTACACTTGCAAGAATTCCAAGACCAATTTATATAGGATAATCCAATGGCATTATTTGGTGGTCAGAGAGATATGTCTTTGTTTAGAACATTAAACAAGGAACTTATCAATGATATTATTGATACGGAAGTTTATTTTTTTAAATTCGCTATAAGTGAAACAAAAAACAACTTATATGGAGAAAGTAAAAATAAACAATATTATAACCCTGTAAAAATCCCATGTTTAATAGAGTATAATACCCTTGAACAAATTTCCGATGAGTTTGGTCAGTATTACTCAAGAAATGTTGAGTTTAGGTTTCTTCGTGATACTTTGAAAGATGATAAAGATATACACCCTGAAGTTGGTGATATTGTTGAATGGAACCACGAATATTTCCAAATTGATTCCGTAGCGGAGTCTCAATTATTTGCAGGTAAAAATCCAGATACTTGGGATGGTGGTGAAACACAAGGTTATTCTATATCATTTATATGTGCTGCTCATATGACACGACAATCTACTATTAATTTGGTTGATAATCAATTTGGTAATTCTAATAACACAACTAATACAATACCGGTGGGAATCTAATGGCAAATCGTTATAGAGTTGTTGACCCAAATAAACCAGACTTGAGACAAACACAAAGTTCTACTCAAGATGACCCTGTATTAAACAAAGCGAACCAAGTTCGTAGAGATACTGATAATGTAAAAAACATTTCAATTGGGTTATATGATATTGACCTTGCGTTTAAGGACTTTTTAGAAAGAGATGTAAAACCAATGGTCAACGAAAATGGTCAGTTGATTCAAGTTCCGGTGATGTATGCAAATCCTGAAAAATGGAAATCTGCTCAACAAGACCTTTTTATGAAAGATGATAATGGGATGATTTTAACGCCAGTAATTGTGTTTAAAAGAAATTCTATGTCTCCAAATACCGACATGGCAAAGTTAAAGGTTATAAACGCCGAAGATGCTAATCAAATGTTTGAAAGAACATATACAAGGGACAATAGATACGACCAATTTTCAATATTGACAGGTCAAAAACCTTCTAAAGAATACTATGCTGTTGAAAAGCCGGATTATGTAAATGTAGAGTATTCTACTATTGTTTGGTGTGATTACCAAGAACAGGTAAATAAAATTGTAGAACAAATTGTGTTTTTCCAAGGTCGTTCTTTTGGTGATAGGTATAAATTTGTAGTAAAGTCAGATTCATATCAATTTGAAACTATCGCAGATTTAGGTCAAGATAGAATAACTAAAGCAGAAATTACTCTACAAGTAAAAGCGTATCTATTGCCAGAATTTGCTGGAATTAAAAATAATACAAGAAAAACATTTTCAGTTGGTAAAATTGTATGGAATGAAAGTTACGACCTGTAATTCTATATTTATACTATATTAAAGAGATTTTATTATGGAAAAAACAGTTATATCACTTACCGAAGAAGAAGTAACAAAGATAAATGTGTTACAATCGGGTATCTTACAATCACTTGCTAGGTTAGGCGAAATTGAAATAGAAAAGCTTGAACTTGAAAGTGTTTATAGGTCTTTGAACGAAGAAACCGACCAACTCATAAGTCGTTACAACACTTTAAAAGAAAATGAAGGAAAACTCGCACAAGAATTAAAAGAAAAGTATGGCGAGGGTAGTGTAGATTTAGAAAACAATACTTTCGTTCCTAAACAATAATTATTGTGTTTCCCTAATTTTCTTGGTATTTATTAGTAAGGAAAATTCCAAAAATAGAACATTAGGAGAAAAATAATGGCTGAAAGAATTGTTAGTCCAGGTGTCTTCACAAGAGAAAAAGACCTCTCATTCTTACCTGCGGGTATCGCTGAGATTGGTGGTGCTCTTATCGGACAAACTATCAAGGGTCCTGCATTCGTTCCAACGAGAGTAGAATCATTTAATGAGTTTCAACAAAAATTTGGTGGTTTGACCGAAGATTCATATCTTCCTTACACCGCACAATCATACTTACAAGACGCTTCAAACGCAACTGTCGTTAGAGTATTAGGTGCTAGTGGTTACACTGCAAATGTAGTAGCGTTGGTAGTTTCAGGTGCTGCTGGACAAAGAGTGGCTGCTGTATTACACCCAACTACAACTACAAATGGTGGTACTTATGCTGGTTCATCTATTTCGCCTGTGGTTGCTAGTGGTTTGAATACGGCATCATTATTCCTTTTGAATTTAACAGGAAGTTTAGTTACAGGTACAAACACAACTTCATCGTTAAATCCAAGTTCAGAAAACTACTTTACTAAAGCATATGGATACGCTCCTAAATCTTCTAAAGTAGCATACACCTACATGAACTTCTCCACGTTCCAATCAGCATCTTTTGCAGCTTCTAATACATCTTCAATAAGCTTTGTAACGGCTTCAGTTGACTTAACAAACGAGTATTCACACGCATCAACTCCATACATCAAGTCACAAAAAGTTGGTGGTGTTGCTACAAACTTGTTTAAAGTTCATACTCTTTCTCATGGTACGGCTACAAACTACGAGTTTAAAATTGGTATCCGTGATATTAAGCCCGCTTCTGAAGTTCCTGGTTCTGAATACGGAACCTTTACTTTACAGGTTCGTAGAGTAGATACTTCTAAAATTCCTTACTCCATCTTTGGTCAAGGAATTCAAGACGCAGATACACGACCAAACATCGTAGAAGAATTCACAGGTCTTAACCTTGACCCAAATTCTCCAAACTACATTGCAAGAGTAATTGGTGACCAATCTATTACGGTAGACGCGAATGGTAAATTGACTGTAAATGGTGACTACCCTAACAATTCAGCTCACATTCGTGTTGAAATGGAAGCTGATGTAACAAATGGTGCTATTGACCCATCATTAGTTCCTTTTGGATTTGGTGCTTTAGTAAACCCACTTAATAGCTCATACACCTTACCGAGCCCGTCTTACGTTGTATCTCAATCTTTAGGTGGCGTAACAAACACAAAAGTCTTCTTCGGATACGATTTTGACTTTACCACAACTGACAACTTAAACTTCTTATTACCACTTGGTTCTACAACCACAGTAGGTTCAGACTTTGATTTGGCTACTTGTAATTCCGCATCATCTACTGTATCGTTGACTACAAGTGATATTGACTACAAGAAGTTTATCGTACCTTTCCAAGGTGGTTTTGATGGTTGGGAACCAAACCGAGTAATTTACACCGGAACTAATATTGTCGCTGGTAACACTCAAGGTTTGGATTGTTCATCCGCTACCGCTACTGGTACGGTTGCTTTGAGAAAAGCTATCAACGCAATTTCTAATCCTGATGAATTTGATATCAATATGGTAGTTCTTCCAGGTATCCTTCATAGACTCCACTCTTCAGTTACCACATTCGCTAAAGATATGTGTGAAGATAGACAAGATTGTTTCTATGTGATGGATGCTGGTGCATATAACGACTCAAACACTACGGTTGTAAACGCATTAACTTCGTTTGACTCTAACTATGTTGCTACTTACCATCCTTGGGTTAAAATCCTTGATACCGACAAAAACAAGCCAGTATGGGTTCCGCCAAGTGTTGTTCTTCCTGGAGTGATTGCATTCAACGATTCGGTTGCTGCTGAATGGTACGCTCCCGCAGGTTTGAATCGTGGTGGTTTAACCGATGTTATTGAAGTTAAGTCTCGTTTGACTCACGCCGAAAGAGATACACTTTACGAAGGTCGTGTAAACCCAATCGCTACATTCCCTGGCCAAGGTGCTACTGTATTTGGTCAAAAGACCTTACAAGCTAAACCATCCGCTTTGGATAGAATCAATGTTCGTAGATTGTTGATTGCTGTTAAGAAATACATCGCATCTTCTACAAGATACTTGGTATTTGAACAAAACACCGCTGCTACAAGAAACCGCTTCTTGTCAATCGTAAACCCATACTTGGAATCAATCCAACAAAGAAATGGTTTATTCGCATTCCGTGTGGTGATGGATGAGACTAATAACACTCCAGATGTAATTGATAGAAACATTTTGGTAGGTGAGATTTACTTACAACCTACGAAGACTGCTGAATTTATTGTCTTGGACTTCAACATTCTCCCAACAGGTGCTGCATTCCCAGGCGCATAATTTGAAGAATGATATATTTATAAGAAAGATTAGGAGAATTTAAATGGCAAATTTACTCACACCGCAGGAGATAATGTTCACAAACTTTGAACCTAAAATGTCAAACAGGTTCATCATGTACATTGAGGGAATCCCAGCATATCTCATTAAAGCGGCTAACCGCCCTGAAATTCAGAATGGTAAAGTGACTATTGACCATATCAACACCCGTAGATATGTAAAAGGTCGTTCTGAATGGCAAGATTTAACCATCAGTTTGTATGACGCAGTTGTTCCATCTGCGGCACAAGCTGTAATGGAGTGGGTTCGTTTGACTCACGAATCGGTAACAGGTCGTGATGGTTATTCAGATTTCTACAAAAAAGATATCGTGTTTAACTCATTAGGTCCGGTTGGTGATAAAGTTGAAGAATGGACATTGAAAGGTGCTTTTATTCAGAGTGCAAAATTCTCTGATATGGATTACACAGGTGAAGATTTGGCTACTGTAGATTTAACATTGACTTACGATTACGCTATCTTACAATACTAATTTAAGATTGAAAAATGAGAAACCCCACTTCGGTGGGGTTTTTTGTTTTAAAAAGTTTTATTTTGATATTTATACATAGTTTAATTAAACGGAGATTAAAATGATTAATATCGTTAGAAACAGAGATACCAAAATCGTATACGCTATTGTAAGTGAAGGTAATTTGGTTATTGAAGATGGTACTACCACATACGATGGTGATATTTTCACGATTGATTCTGAATTTCCATACAAATGGGAATTTGGATATGAGTGTGTTCAAGCGGAAGTTGAAGTTCCTGCCGACTGGCATGGTTCAAAATATACGTTTGATGCTGGAACGTGGACATTAGTATAATAAAAAAGAATAAGTTATGACTCAAAATTTAAATGATGACTACACAAACGAAAATGTAGTTGACCAATTAAGAAAAGAACACGAAATTAAGGAACTAAAAAACTATCAGTTTCCAACTGAAGTTATTGACTTGCCTTCTCGTGGTTTAATCTATCCTTCGGACAATCCGCTTTCAAGTGGTAAAGTGGAAATGAAATATATGACCGCCAAAGAAGAAGATATTCTTACAACACAATCATATATTAAGGATGGTTCAGTTCTTGACCGATTGTTTCAATCACTCATCGTTTCTAATGGTAATGGTCAACCTATCAAGTATGTTGATTTGGTTACGGGTGACAAAAATGCTATTATGATTGCTGCTCGTGTTCTTGGATATGGTAAAGACTATCAAGTAGAAGTAACCGACCCATTTACTGGCAAAAAGCAAAAAGAAACAATTGACCTTACTCAATTTGATAACAAACCATATGATGGTTCAGCTCAAATTGCACCAAACAAGAATGAGTTTCAGTTTACATTACCCCGTTCTCAAAGAGAAGTTACCTTTATGGCTATGACTGAAAGTAAGGAACGTAGAGTAAAACACCAAGTTGAAGAGTTGAATAAAGCAAATCGTAAGTTGAAGGATGAAACATCACGAGAACTTACAACTCGTTTAAAAACAATGATTCTTTCAGTAGATGGTGATACTGACCCAAAGGTAATCAGCCATTTCGTAGACAACGAATTGTTTGCGGTTGACTCAAAAGCATTAAGAAACTATATCAACGAAGTTGTCCCTGACATTGACCTTAATTGGGAATTTATTTCAGAGGAAACGGGGGAGAGGAGGGAGATGATTCTACCGATGGATGTGACCTTTTTTTGGCCTAACTCCTGAATATAGAAAACATCTTCACACTCACATTTTTGAGTTGATATACCATGGAAATGGTGGATTCAATTTTAACGATGTTTACAATATGCCCGTTTGGGCTAGATTGTTTTATATTGGTAAAATAATTGAATTCAAACAACAAGAAAAACAAGCCCATGACAAAGAGGCTGCTAAAATTCGTTCAAAGACAAGAAGATAGAGAATACCCAACACATTTGTTGGGTATTTCTATATTTATATGATATAACACGAGGTATAAATGGCTACAATTAAAGCATCTAAACTTAAAGAATTATTCACCAAACGAGGTGTCAATGAAGGTTTTATTGATGCTCTTGTTAACATTATTTCCAAAAGAAAAGCGGATAAAAAATCAAAAGAACTTACAAATAAGTTGAAAAAAACTAAAAGTGATTTAAGACAAGACTTTATTGATTTTTATGGTGGATACGATAAAATTCCAGACAGCGTAAAAAAGGTTATTGAAAGGTAATAAATGGCGTCTTCAGCTGATGAAACCAGAAGAATGAGGGATGCGGCTTTAGAAGCCCGTGATACCTTCAGAGCAATTTCCGATATTATGTCGGACCAGTTGGCTACTTCTCGTGCGTCTGCTGACCAAATGAATAAGTTGAAAGATTCTTTAAAAGGGATGACTTCACTTGAAGACCAACTTTTAGAGGTTCAGCGCCAAAAACAAGATTATATTGAAGAACAAATCAAACAAGGTAAAATTTTAAATCAAGACCTGTTAAAAAGATTTGAACTTACTGAAGATTTGCTCAAAAAGGAAAAAGAGCGAAAAAACATACAAGAAGAACTAAAAGATTTACAAGAAAAAATCAAAGATGATTTATTAGAATCCGTTGGTTTATCTATGGATATGTTTAAAAACGGAATCAAGTTTGGTCTTGGTATGATGGTTGCTAAAAAGGGCGCTGAGATGGTGTCGGAAGCATTTAAATCTACGGTAGGACTTTCCAAAGAAATGTATCTCAATATGGGAACTACCGCAGGTGAAGCTGCAAGAGTTGGTGTTGAAGTGACTCAAGCAAGTTTATCTATGACCGGACTTTTGTATGGTTCGGAAGCGGTTGCTGAAGCTGCAAAGTCAACCGCAGAGTATTTTGGAAGCACCCATGTAATTAGTTCGGATATGTTAAAAAATGTAACTGAACTTGCTGCAATGATGGGTGATGGTGCTGGTGCAGCACAAATGAGTCAATTACTTCAAAGTGCAAGTGGTAATGCTGCTGGTCTGACCGATGAAATTAAGGAAATT